TAAGCTGTGTTAAAATTTTATCTGCGGTTCGATTGAATAAAGAGAATAAGAAGATTTCACTTAAACTCCCAACGAACGAAGTTTTTATTCAAACGTGTTATAACAACGCCGCGAAAGATTTGTACCAGGATCCATACATTTATCACGAAAACCAAAACGAACACGTAAGAAACGATAAGTTATATGAACGATTTTGTGCATGCATCGAAACTTCTGTAAAGGAACTCATACCAGTACAACAAATTTTACAAACGTATATGTCTCAAACACAAGAAGGTCAAGATTTGGATGTCGGTGAAGCTGAAGTTGGAGATTCAGAAGATCCCGATATTCTTGACGGCTACGAAGAGGAAACGTCAGAAGAACCATTCGATAATGAACCACCAATGCCCGAACCCGAGCCTGAACAAGAACCAATGCCTGAACAAGAACCAATGCCTGAACAAGAACCAGTTACGATGCCAGGCCAAACTTCACCATTAGATAATGAGTTTCGAACTATTACTACTAAACCAGAACCTCGTGTAGAGGAAGAAGAGGAAGGTGTTTTGTTTCCGGATGCATCCGAAACTCGTGCAAAAAAAGTTGGGTACTATTAAATGGAGTTTGAAGACTATTTAAGAGATCCCGCGTGGGCCGGAATAATCGCCGGTCTTATAACTGCTGGATATATACACTTTAAAGCAAAAATTAACAACGAAGGTAAGCTTCCAGTGAGTGCGTATGCAAAACCAGCTGCACTTACTGCAATTTTAGTATTTTTTATCGTTACGAATGGTTTAGGTAAGAAAGAGACTATATCGACGGAACCATTTTAATTTTCTAACTTAAAGATAATACACATATTTACGGTATAAAATGACTTCCGTGACCGCATTTAATGACATGATGGGTCAATTTCTTGTGGAACTACACAAGACATTTCCAGAAGAAAAGGGCTTGAAAAAATGTTTATCGGCTTTTGATTTAATGAAAGCCTCTAACCCACGTTTAGTGGTAGACGGTTTCATGAAAGGTGTTACGCCATACGCTGATAAGATTTCGTCCAAAGATGAAACGTTTTTCATTAAGGAATCTAAGAATTTGGATTTTATGAAAGGTGTGGATCTTGAAAAACACTGGGCATCTGCTTCAGAAAACACGAAGAACGCGATTTGGCAATATATTCAGACATTATACATGCTCGGTACAACCATTAGTTCTATCCCAGAAGATACACTTTCCATGATTGAAAAGGTTGCAAAGCAATGTGCCGATAAAATGGGTGAAGATGGGAGTGAACTCGATGAAACTGCACTTATGAAAACCATGCAGGGCATGTTAGGTGGTATGATGAAAAAATAAACTCATTATATATAAATGGCGTCTTGGTTCGAAGATCCAAAACAATTAGTTCGCGTAGACAAAGTTCACGAATTTTGGCCTTCAAAAACACAATCTTCAGCAGACCGTGTTAATGCAACAGCACGTTTTATCATTTATGCGACGTGTATAGTGTATCTTATACGCAGAGACCCTCGCATTTTTGTATTGGGTGCAACCGCACTCGGTGTTCTTTATATAATGGAAAAATCGAATATGGTAAAGGATAATGCTATTAGACCAACAACGGTTTATAACAACGCAGGTAAAGAGTGTTCTATGCCAACGAAGGATAATCCAATGGGAAACGTACTCATGTCTGATTATGTCGATAGACCAGATAGACCCCAATCGTGTTATTATCCAACGGTAAGAGAACCAGTAAATAACTATCTCACTAGTGATATTAAATATGGTCCAGCCCGATCGCGATCATCTATGCCCGAATATCAAAGAAATGCTTTATCGAGACAATTCATAAGTATGCCAGATACATCTATAGGTAATACACCATATTACGAGTTTATCCATGGTAAAAGGAGCAGTACGTGTCGTCAGGATCCAAGATTATGTGACCCAGACGCGAGAGGTGTACAACTCGAGGCGTTTGCGGGACTCGATCCAAATGGGGATAAGAGAAGTGGTATGCACAGAGGTTCGGGATTAGCCCCTTAATTTTAAACAATTTAACATTAAAGTAGTAGATACTCGATTTCCATAAACAAAATCTTTTGTAATAATAAATGGCGTATCAACTCCAACCAGGAATGAAAATGGTTCAAGATCACGCGGTTCCATCCGTATGCGCAACTGAAGAAGTTTTTGTATATCCTCAGCCCAGTACTCTTAACTACGGCTCGAGTCGTCCAAATACCATGATCTATGGAACAGCTCCATACATGGCTGGTAAAGGTGCACCAGCACAATACATCGAAACATCTGACCAACTCAGACCACAATCGACTTCCCAGTTTAATAAGATTTTGGCAAAAACGTATGAAAGAAACTTTCACCCACTTCAAAATGTCGAATGTAAATTACCACTTAGAACAAAAACATATGAACCCATGAGTACGCGTGCCGAAACCCAAAATGGTTTGTTTCAGCAAAGATACCTCAATAAAAATCTCGCTAAGAAATAAGAATGGCTGATCCTATATCTATAATGGCTATAGCCGGTTTAGTTTATGCCGGGAGAAAATTAAGTAAACCAAATGAAACGTATACAGTGGAAGGTAATCCAATACAAGAACAGGAAGTCGTTTCGGACTTTTCAGATCGGGATGTCGTTATTCAATCTGAATATCTGGGACCACTTTCACCATTAGTCGAACCATCGTATACGTCTAAAGAAGAAATCGGGTCTTTCGCCGAGATTGCTCCACAAAAACGTTCCGCGGGTGGTGAAATATTGAACATGCGAAACAGAATGTATGACGCAGGTAGAATGAATAACTTATCCCCAGTTGAAAAACAACTCGTTGGTCCAGGTTTGGGTGTTGGTCCAGAAGTTCCTGCGTTTGGTGGTCATCAACAATTGTTTCGTGTGAACCCAGAAAACGTCGGCGCGTATCGCTTAACGACTTTACCTGGTAGGTCGGGTCCAGCGTACGACGCAAAGGGTGGTCGACGTGGTATCGTTGGTGAAGTTGCCCATAATAGACCTGAAAAGACAGCCTTTTTACATGGTCGTCTTCCTCCAGTACCAGGTAGAGCACAAGGTATGTCCGGAAGAACTCCAAGAGGCGAACACGAGAGAACAAAGAGAACGACGAATAGATCCGAAACTGGTTCGAGAACGGATACTTTGGGATACGCGGGTGCTAAGAGGACGGTTTCAGCACTTACTCGTGCACAAGAACCAACCCGAAATAAAGCTGATGGTACCATCGAACAATATCAATACAATAACCAACCTGCCCCAGGTATTAGTAGCTTTATTGGTGGCTACTTAAATACACCAGCGACTAAGATTGGTGAAAAGAGAACATATGGATCGACGCATACTGCCGAAGAACTTATGAAATATGGTTTCAGGCCAGACGATAGACGTGGTAAACCAAATAGAACTGCGGGTCCAGGTCGAATGAACGTTCGTGCCGATGCACTTAACCAAGGTGGTATGGTTACGAGTGTTCGTTCCGATACATCGAGAATTGATGGTAGAGTAAACGCCGCGAATGGTGCATGGACACAACAATACAGAAACAACGATTATCATAAATTCAATGCGTATAAGGGGCACGAAAATCCAAACGCTACAAATATGAGTTTGGATACGGCGAGACGACAACTTGCAAGTAACCCATTAGCTCATAACCTTTCTTAAATAATTAAAAATTATGAGATTTACACTCATTAAAATATTGTTCATATATTTTAATGAAGGTACACACCTTAGATATAGATAGTGGTGAACGGGACCCTGTTTTGTACCCAAACCCAGGTGATTATGTCGTACACCTAAAAAATCCTATTTATGACGTGACTAAAATATCACTTATATCAGCGCGTATTCATAATAGTCAGTACCTCATACACTCCAGGAACAACCAATTTGATATAAATGGAACAACAGTCACTATACCTATAGGAAACTATAGCGGTAATGATTTAGCACAGGCGGTTGCAACAGAAGCCTCTAGTGTTATTACATCTGCCGTGTTTGACAAGGAAACGAATGCTATAACGTTTACGGGTAGTGTACCGTTTACATTTGAATTTTACGGGGGTGCGAACGGTTACGCTACTGGTACGAATGGGTACACAACACCATACGATGTTCTGGGTTTACCGGCAAGTAACGTTTCGTCTACCACATCGTCGCCTTATACTTTAGAAACAGGAAGTATTAATTTACAGGGTGCTGATGCAATTATTGTTAAAATGAGTAGCGGATCGGACGAATTTAATAAAACTGTGTTTTCGGAAACACCGTTTTATACAGGACGTATACTTTTGTGTGGTGATGTGATCAATTATTCGGGTGTTGACGATACCGTCGAACACAATTTTGATTCCGGATCACAAAAAACGATATCCAGTTTACGTGTTCAGTTTTATTACAGTAGTAACAATAGATTAATACCATACGATTTTAGAAATGCGAATCATATACTTAAACTCGCGGTGACGTGTTCTACTGATAAACTTGAGAATATTGCTAAAGTGGAACGAGACTTTTCTCTTCCACCACCTATGAGTATCCCCGAGCTAGAGGATCCGCGTAGATGGGATGCGTTTATATCTATATTTATGGTAGTCGCAACCGGATTATTTTTATTATTGGTTATGAAAAAACCAAAACTTATCGAGTAACCGCGAAGATTGGTTGGGCTGGCTTTTGGACACGCGTGGAAACACGGGAGATACCAACGTAGACCAAGATGGACAAGAGCGTTGTGAACAAGGCCGTGAGCGTGTAGTTCATGCCACCGTTCTTGTTGACCTTGACAATTTGGTTAACCAACCATCTCACCAAGTCCATCCACGAGAGGGCAGCGGCGAAAGAGAATCCAGCAACGACGGCGTTGAGAGATTGGGACTCGAGTTCGCGGGCGACGAGCGTAACAGTTTCAGCAGCAGTAGACATTTTTATATATAGTATCCTGAGATTTTAATCAGGGAGTAAATCTTCTTCGACTAAAATTTCTTTATAATATTTTGGGTTTAAATATCCTTTTAACATACCTATATTTATAGGTACTGTACCCGAACTTGATTCCGAATCCGATTCAGAATCAGTTTCCGAATCAGAATCAGAACTTTCATCATCACGTATCTTAAAATACTTAGATGTCGTCGTGTACCCCTCCGGCTCTGATGTGTTCATTACTATCTATGGCATTTTTTAACATCTGTTCTGACGGATTTTTTGGTTCCCATGTACTCCAATTATCATACGCCATATTCATTTTAACGAATTTATATTCGCGTCCTGAATATCGCGTAAACGGTACGTCTTCGTCTTCTTCAATTTCAATTTCTTCATCTTCTTCACCTGAAGACTCTTCATCATAAAGTTCTGGGAAATGTGAACCCATTTTCTTACCAACTTCGTTCATGGCACAGTATTTCATGGCGTATTCCATATCTTCACCGAGAACGATATCGCGTCCACACGCTTTCGCATACTCTGCAGCGAGTATCATGGACCGTTCGAGTACGGGCTGGATAATGTTAATGGCAGATTCCTGTATTTGTTCAATTAGGTTTATGTTTGCGTCTTTTTCTCGTTGATTCATTATACTATACGTTAAACAGTGTTTTAGCAATACCGTTTTCTACACGGAGTATATTATAACTTAGGCCTAAAACTCTAAGTTCCCTATTAAAATTATTATGTGGATTTAATTTAAGTT